CCCTCAATAAAGTATCAATTGCTTTTTCGCTGCCTGTTAATGTAATTGTTTTCATAACTTTTTTTTTTATTTACGCTTTTTACCTCCAAAACCCCGCCTTTATTTCAGGGCGGGGCTTAATAAAATTAAAGTGCTTATGGTTTGTCAATATTTGCAATAACAGTTGCATATTTTCCTTTCAAAAACATTAAGCTGTTATAAATAGGTAGCATGATTTGCTCTTCAACAATTACCGCAACCTTATTAGCTTTAATATATGTTACGTCATCAGCTAAATAAATTTCAAGTGATTGATAATCCACTAAACTAACAGCGGAATCAAAATCACCGATTAAAAATTCACCTAATGGCATCGCATCAGTCTCAACACAAGGAATGTTATTAATATAAAGTATCCCGTTTCTCCTTTGAATAACCCCCAGATAAGCGGCTGTTGTGGATTTAAGCAACTCTATTTTTGTCGCATCCATTGGATTAATAACAATACCTGATGCTCTATACCACTGTGTATTTGCATCTGATAAAGCCGTTTTTAATGCATCATATTCGTTTGCATCAACAATAGCATCTTTAAAGCCATGATTTGCGTTAGCTGTCCATGAAGTGGCTGTTTCAGCTGCATATGTTCCAGTCGGTAATAAAATTTGTGTTGCTGATTTTACAATAAATGTATAAGTAGCATTGTAATTTGTAGAACTTGCAAACGTAATATTGTACCCGTTATATAAATTATGAGCGGCTGCAAATGTTACAACTGTTCCGACCCCACTATTCCAAGTTGCGATACTTGCAATAGCTCCAGCTGAAAAAGCAACATCGGCGGCTGCGAATGTCCTAGCATTTTTCATTAAACCATCCAAATGTTCACCTGATGCATCACCAAATAAAATTTCAAAATCCTCAATCCAACGCATTTTTTTAGGCAGGATGTTCATAATCCTAGAAATTACCCAGGTAACAGATTTTAACATATTTTTTGATATGTCAATAAATGTACCTAATCGTTTAGCCAAAACAGACTCTTCTTTTACATCAAAAGAACTTTCTGACAATGCAGCATTCTCGGTCAACATATCAATGCTATTAACCCACCCAGTAATTTTTGAATAAGCAACATATGGTAAATCAGTCTGTTCAACTGCCATAATATCCCGCATATTTAAAGGACGCTCAACTGGTACAATTCGTCTTCCTGAATCCTCGGTTATTAATGCCGTCCCGGTCAAATAATCGGATGTGATTGAAACTGTTTTTTCTTCATACGTGTCAGTATGCCCGGTTGGTTTATTCAAAAAGCTCTTAATTGAATCTTTTGAAAAGAAATTAGTCAAAAAGCTTTTAAAAGAATTCCCTTCTTTTTTTGCGGCTGTTTGTTTTACGGTTTTTAGTTCAAGTTGTGTTTTAATTAAACTTGACTTTAAAACTGCCAAATCCTCTTTAAGGGATTCGCGATCCATGTCAGTAAATTCATTTTTGATTTGCTTTAAAAATAATTTTTGTTTTTCATCATATTCATCTTTTGAAATAGTACCATCTTTTACTTCTTTAATCGAATTTTCAATTAATGAAAACATGTGTTTATTTCGTGCAGTTGAATATTCTGCTAATTCCACATCGGTTAATTTGGTAATTGCCTCCGCAGATAATTCTTTAAATTTTCCACCTTCGGCCATCCATGCAAAAACAGGAACTGCCATTGCTAAGGTCGCAAATTCTCCAAACTCCATTGAATTAAAAATTAAAATCCCGGAAATTGCTAAAATTGCAAACATCAGATATTTCATTTTCTTTAAGTAATTTCTCATTTGTCAATAATTTAAATTTATAATTGTATTAAGAAATTTCTATTTAATTTTTGAGTAGCATCAATCGAGCCCGGTGTCGGGGTGATTTTTTTTGCCGGTTCATTATTAAATTCAATTTCAGATATTATTTGTTGATTTTGTAATAATTGTAATTGTAAATCTTTAAACCCGTCATCTGTTAATTTCCCATTTTTTAATATGTCGGTCATTTTTTTTGTCCTATTTAATAAGTCAAGTTTTATGTTTTTCTTATCAGTTGATTTGCTGCCTAAATATGCAGTCAATGAATTTGCGCCAAACATTACTACTGACCCCTCAAATAGTTGTATTTCTTTTACAACATAAAACATCCCGAATTCATTAGCAACCTCTTTATTTATTGCCAACGGGTAAAAATCATCCCAGTTTTGTCGGTGCAATTCATTTATACTATCTTTTTCAGCTAAAACATAATCAACATATCTAAAACCTATTGAATGCTGGTCGTATATTTCAGACTGATAATTAATTAAATGGTCATTCCCTTTGCTTGTTTCGGGTATTTTACTCTCAAAATACAAAACGGTTTTATCATTTATTACAGTTTCTTTTAATATTTGATATTTACCTACAATGTGCTCCGTGTCTAATACGTGGTCTGCTTGATGTTTTATTTTTGCAATTGCGTTGCTTTGTGGTCCTGAATTTTTTATTGTCCTGGTCGCAACACCCGGAATAAGCATGTCATAATCTGAATCGATCCAAAAATAAGTATTTAAAACCCCTGTTACCGTTCTCTTATTTACATCAACATCTTTAATTGATAGTGCCCCGGCATTTTTTATGCCGAAATATGTATTTTCTTTTTTACGTTTTAATAGTTCAAAATCCATTTTATTCTGCTTTTATTAAATTATCTGTCAGCAACCCCTCAGCAACTTCTTTTGTATAACCTTGATAAATTAATTGGTTAACCGCCGTGTCTTTTTTTATTATCCCTGCAAATATTTGATTGTTCAATAATTGTATCGTTTCGGTATTTAATTTATTTGTAACTGCATTTATTTTTTTATCGCTTTGTAAAACTTCTAAATGATAGTAGTCTGTGTATAATTTGTCGAGCTTTAAAAATTGTTTAAAATTCTGGTTAAAACTTGAATCTATCTTTTCAGAATTGGCAATTATATTGTCGGCATATAATAATTTTCTTACTTCATTCAGATTTGCATATTTTGAATCCCTTTGAGAACTTGCCAATAATATTGCAGGATAATTTAATACATCGCAAATTGCATCACTATCACTTTGCAAGCTTTCCAAAAACATCATATCCTTAATCGGCACAGTCATAGGTGTCCACTTCATAGCCGCTTTTGTGATTAGATATTTATAATCACCGCTGGCAAGTCGGTACTTTTTCATACTTTCCTGAAATTCTTTAATTTCGTCGGGCTCTAATGCCAGCGTACCATCGGCATCAGCTTTTTCACTTGAAATCATTCCTATTGCGCCCTGGCCTGCCATTAATTCATTCCTGGACTTATAATTTAACTCAATATTAGATATAGGCTTATGAAGTGCTGATAATTTTCTATCTGGGTACAAATACCCGTCATACCGTCCTGACAATGAGCTGCTTGTAAAAGTCCAGACATCGTTTACATCTAACTCAATTATTTTCCCATTATAATATAAATCATATCTCAATATAAAATCCGATAACTCCAACTCCGTCCTAATATCGGAATCCAATACAGGAACGATTTTAACATCCATTGTTGGTAACACTACCATAGAATGTAAGCCTAAATTTGTACTGATTTTAAGGACATGGACCCTATCAAATAATGTATAATTCCTGTAAAATGTTTCCCAAAATTCGTATTTTGATTGCAAAGGGTTTGGCTTTCCAATTACATCATATACATCCCCGGATGTAATAATGTCTTTTTTTTGTGTTATAATTTCTTTATGTCCACGAATATATGCATCAGAGAGCCTATTTACAACCGCTTTAAGTTGCGGAATGTTTTGGTATGCAAGATAATAATAAGAATCTTGGCCCCATGATACCCAAGCCGCTGAGCGTGAACCCAACGCCTGTAAATCATTACCGCCGGGCGTGGTGGCCGCTTTTGTTCTATAAAATGGATTCCTTATTTTTAATTTTCCCACTTATCAGGATTTTTTATAAACATTTTCTACAAAAATAAATGTTTGCTTTGTCTTTTTTATATTTGCTATTAGTCTTTTTTTTAACTAACTTTGCATTAATGAATGAAGAATTTTATAAATTTGCGTGGGCAACACTAACACCACAACAACAATTTAGGGCAAAAGTTAAATTTGATTTATTCACTCGTTTAAATCAAATGCCTAAAAATAAAAGGATTGTTTATAGGTTTATAGCTGAAAAATATAATTATTCATTGCCCAGGGTGGAATGGATAGCAAATCATAAATTATGAAACTAAAAAAAATAATACAAACAGAAAAATTCATCTGGGAATGGTGGGCCACGAAACTTTCTGCAAAATGGGATGTTAGCTTTGAAACTATTCACGAGGGCATAATGTATGATTTTGCCGATTGTATAATGAACCTTGAAGATAATCGTTATTGTGTTATTA